GCCCGGGTGGCACCGTAGCGGTTATCTAGCTACTGAATCGCTCCTCTACTGCATCTGGTACTGCAAGGTGATGTTGACAATCGGGTCCGTGGTGCAGGTCGCTGCCACCGCAGTCTCAAGCACATAGGTGTGCGCGGGAGTGGCAGCGTAGCTGAAGGCGTAGTGCTGGATGCCACTGCCGCTAGCGAGAGTCGCGGTCGGACCAACTGCCGACGCCGAGGTTTCGTCATAGAGCTGTACCTGCTGGGGCGTGGAGCAGGTGGCAAGCGTGTTGAAAGCAATATCGATGTCCGTGAAGGTGATCGCATAGCGCGGAGTGATCGACGCGCCGACGTTTCTATTCGCGGCGGTGAGCGGAACAGTCCACAGGTACTGCGCAGTCCACGGAATCTCAGGAGAATTACTGAACTTATTTCCGTTCAGTGTCACAGACGGCGCGGCCACCGGACCGTCAAGATAAATCCCGGTGATGGTGTTCAGATTACGAGTCACCTCGATGGCAGCTTGCTCGGTTGTGGCCGCATCGTTCATTGCTTCGAGTTGCCAGCACGAATGTCCAGACACACAATTTCCAGCGGTTCGATTGCCTTCCACTGTTCGCCAGATGGTTTCGTTCGTGGGCGATCCGGTCACGTTGTAGTAAAACTCTGCGATATTGGGCGCATTCACCGCGACATCCGAAGAACTCATCGATGTGTTGAAGGGGAGGGTGGTAGGTCCAACTTCGAGATCATATGTAAACAAATTTACGCTCGAATAACGTGTTGTGCTCCCACCGGGCGTGGTCAAGAAGTTCCAGTAGGCACCGTGGTTTGATGTCGATGTGTCCCCGTTGGCGACAGCCATGATCGAGGCGGGGGAGGGTTCGGCCCCATTAAAACTGGCCGTGGTTCCATCCCATGGGCGACCACCTAGCACAAAGATCGGCTGACCATTATGGATGACTGCTGGGTAGGCTTGTGTCCCGTTCGCGGCGCGGCCAATGATGCTGGGAGCGCTCCCCGTTCCGCTTCCTGTGCCCGAATTGCTGTATCCAGTCACATAATTTTCGCCCGTGTAGGCTGTTCCTGAGACGCCGCTTTCACCGTAATTTGTCGTCAAGCTGAAAGTTCCGTCTCGATTCAGTACCGACGATGACTGAGCCCCGGCCCCCTGCGCGGCGCTATCGAGTGCGCCGAACGCCCCGGTACCAGTGGCTATGACGGAAACGCCTTGCACTAGACCATCGGACTGGACGATTTGCGTCGCGTGGATCACTGAAGACCCCTGAGTTGCCCCAGCACTGGAGGAGCCGGAGATACTGGCCCCGTAAATTGGCATCGTGAATTGGTTTGAGGGATCGGTGCGCGTGGCCGAGGGAGAAGTTGCGATGGTTTGCGTCGATAGATACCCAAGGCTCGGATAGACCGTGATCAACCGGAGTGTCCCGGTATTCGGGTTCTCATTCTGGTCGTCGATGAACATGGCGTCAACTGAGTTTCCCTGGCTGCCGATCTGCACCAAGCTCGCGCCATTGATGGAATTAGTATTGGCGTTGTAGTAGTGCCCGTTGAGGATCATGAACAAATTGGGGGCGTGTTGCAGGGTAGACCACATCGCGGGGCTGTCGTTATAGTCCGTAGACCAGTACAGGCCGCATCCGCCCCCGCTGTAGCTTGCAGGGGAAAGCACGCCGAGGTCATTCAGGTAACTATGGGTCACGACGATGAATTCCGTCGTTGGGTTTGCAGACATCACACCCATGGCCCAAGTCATCGCTTCATTTCTAGGACAAAACTCAAGCCCAATAAGACCGTACTGCTGAGTGCCGACGGTGAACTTCACCCACTGATTCACGGCCTCAGTGGTATCACCGGTTGAGTAGTATCCCCCGTAATAGGATTTCCCGCTCAGGACGGAGGGGCCGAAATTCGCGAGAAAATTCGTAGCCACCCTCGATGTGGGCGCGCCCGTGCAACTCGATGACACCGTATCATAGTCGTGGTTCCCAATCGCCGATACCATCGGCAGCCCCGAGTTGAGGATGGTAGCCCACCCTGTTGCGGCGTTCGCCCAGCCAGGCGACGCCCCGCCAAAATTGACATTATCCCCTTCCCCGGCGACTGCCACGATGTTGTAGGCTGACTGGTTTGCTACCACCCAAGCCGTCATGGCGTTAAACTGCGATGGCGTTCCGGACACGCCGCAAGCGGAGCCGTAGTCCGTCATATTCTGGATGTCAGGAAAGGCCACGATACTGAAGCTCGCCGCGCTTTGTGAAGGTATGACGACAGCGTTGGCTGAAACTTTCGGAACATTGAACGCGCCCGGTAAGGTCACGACCTGTGAAGTACCCGATCCGGTTACGGTCGCCCCAGGGAGTATTTGCGGCAACGCGGCTGAAGGTGCCATGCCGCTCAAGTTGGTCCCGTTTCCGTTGTAGAACACAAGCTGGTTGGCCGTGCCTTGATTGATGACTCCAGCGTTGATCACCGCCGGCGAGTTGGCTCCTATCGGCAATTGTCCATCCAGCGACCAGCGCGATCCGCTGGGCTGTAAGCATGACCACGAACGCACCGGGTTTTGTGATGCTGGCAGTGACGAGTTATAGAGCGCTGCCGAAATGCAGAGGTTGGCGGGAGTGGTGGCCGAAGTGTCTGCAACCAGTGCGCTCGACTGCAAGACTCCCGCTGTTGCGGTGAAACATTTCTGGACCGTGGTGCCCTGGCCTCCGCCACCGAAGGTGAATACTTGCGTTGGCGTAACGCACAACCTCCCGGTGACTGCCGTACCGTCCACGTTGAGGAGTTTCGTGGCGGTTATATTGGTCATCTGCTGGGAGAATCCGGCGGATGCGACAAAACAGAACAGCAGAGCGAGAAGTAAATTGCGCAGTCTCATACCTTAGTTATCCGGCAGACTGCGCAACCTACGCCAATTAGAGCGTGCTGTAGAGGTTTTGAGCTTTCATGTTGTGAGTCAGAACACCGTCGCACACAATGTACTTGTGGCTTGGACCCTCCATCTCCACGTGCAGCACTTCGGCTGATTTCTCAACGCGCGTGATGGCTGTCCGGCGGTATCCGGCAACTGTTGCAACCCGTGAGCCGCTGGGAATCGTAGAGCACCAACGGTGTGTCGATTCGCCCTCAACAAAGAGCGTGTGACTCTCCGAGGCTTCGAAGGGTTGGAAGCCTTCCACCTCGATACGGTAGACATGATCGACGCGCACCCACTCCGCGCTCTTGATTGCCTCAAGGGTTCCCTCGGGCGTGCGCAAGGTAACCTGGCCGCCTTGGGTCAGATCGAAGCGCCGTTTAATCTCCTCGTTGGACACGGGTCCGCCTTCCGTCTGTAACTCGGTCCCGCGCACGGTGCAGCCCGGAAGCACTGGGCCAGCGCCGCCCGTGCCACCCGAATTGACGGTATAGATTGACATCAGCATTGTGATTCCAGCGTTCAATGCTGTTTGGCTATCGGTCGAACTCGGAGCCGTGTCGGGGAGAGTTGAGGTAGCCGGGTCCGGTGCGGCGTGGAGAGTCATCGCACTATCCAGATAGATATAGGAATAGTATGTCGCCAATGGGGACGGGATGCCGGAATAGACAATGTTCTGCGCGGCCACAGGGACGCCGGTCCCATTTAGATCGTAGACCGTCCCGGCCGGCAACGTGAATTGCAGTTTGCCGCTCACGATTCCAAACGTCCCGGTGCTCAATATGGCCGACAATGACGCGGAATTGAAGTTCGATCCAACACCTGAAATAGTTGGCGCGATACTTTGAATGCTTCCCGTGGCCAGGGAGCTTACCGCAACGATCATGTACACGCCGGTGCGGATGGTTGTGTCTGTCCACGTTGTGCCGGTTCCGTCCCATAGCACCTCCGCGCTCATCCATGTTGCGGAGATGGCCTGCGGCGCGCAGCGAATCTCGTAGTGATCCGCGCCGGTGACGGCGGACCATGTGAGTACCGTGCCCCCGCTGCTGGATGCCGCGGTAAATCCGGCCACGTTGGCCGGAGCATTGGTGGATGCCTCGACGGTGATGGATGCGGTTGCGGGTTGCCCTAGCAAGTTTCCTTGCCAATCGAACCCTGTCACGCTCACGTTGTACGTGGTTCCGATGGTGCCCGTGAACGTGCAGCCCTGGCCTTGAATGTTTCCGAGCACGTTCCAAGCCCCGTTGGTCGCCTGTACCTGCACCTGGGCACCCACAGCCGTATTGCTGTTCATCCACCCGATACCCACAATCGCGCTAGTGGATGATCCGGTGAGCATTCCATTCTGAAATTGCTCAGTGAGGGACAGGTTAAGAATTGCCGGCGCGGAATTCGGCACGCCTACAATCTCACCGTAGTTGGGAACCACGTCGGTGTAGATGATGGGGTTGTACTCCATGGCCCCGATGTCAAAGGCGAAGTCGCCGGATTTCTTGAGGCTCACCACGCGGAAGAGCTTGGCCGGTTGAGCGCCTGCGCTTTGCCCATAAGCCCAGGCGCTGTCTTTGCTAGGCATGGCGGAGAACTGCCCCGAGATGGAAATGACCGCGCCCAACCCCGGAGTGACCGCAACGGCGACGACGCTCATGTTGTCAATCACGTTCGCGTCGTAGAGTGTGAGCACATTGCCGGCGGCAAGGCTCCCTGTGCTGCCTGAGAGCGTGATGGTCGAGCCAGAGTACGCGGTAACGATGTACTCGTTTCCCGGCGCGTCCACCGCTTTGACAATGCGCCCGGCGGGCAGCGCGGCCGTCATGGTGACGTTGAGGCCGGAGACGGATTGCACCTGTGCGGTTCCGCGCTGCACCACGGGATGCTGTACGCTCACGGTCCAGCCGGAGGCCGTGGCAAAGGTAAGGTCGGTGCGATCAACACTCAGCGTGTTGAGGGTGGAACCGGCTTGCACGCGGCCACCCACGGCCCATTGCACAACATCGGATTGCATTGCGATCACAGAGCCAAGCGAGCAACAGACGGCCTCAACGGGCGCGCTAAATTGGATGGTGCGGAGCGTGAGCTTGGTGGACATCAGATGGAAGTAAGCCCAGCGCCATGCTTGATCGCGGCTCGTGCATCCGGTGAGCTTGGTGCGCGTAATCTTGGGTTGCAAGCCGCTGTTGATGTCCGCCTCCGTCATGACGGAAACGGGCAAGTCCATGCGGTAATTTCGCGCGGCGTCGGCGAAGTCAACTTCAATCAGCGTGCAACGATCATCGAGAGCAACCCACGCTTCGGTGAAGCTGTCTCTCTTGGTATTGCCCACGGTGAAGAGCTGTACCGGGTCTCCGGGCGCGTCGAGGATCACGCTGTACCGCATTCCAAGCTGAATGATGGAAGCGCGGCTCATGCCGCCGATGACGCCCAGCGCGTGCCACGCATCCCCGGCTTGATCGAACGTGCCCGAGAAGATGTGCCGGCGCACCTGGGAGCCGTCCTGATTGGTCACCATCTGATCGTTGAACGCGGCCCATGCTGCGAACGCGGGAACATCGATCATGTTGGCGGCGATGCCCATGCCGTAAAGAGGATTGGTGAGCATGTCATAAGCCACGATGGCCGGGTTGTCATGCTCATAGGCGGAGAGTTGCGCGGGGATCACGGTATCCGCGCCGATGTCATGGGTGATGGTGGCCATGAGCTGAATGCTTCCGCCGTTAAGCTGAGACGTGGCCAGGGCCTTGACGCCCACGAGGATCATGTTCGGGTAAGAGAGATTCGACCAGAAAATCTCATTGATATTCCACAGCCAGCAATCGCACACGGTTTGTGAGCTGGTTGCATCGCTGTAGAAGATGTAATGGTTGTTATCCCACTCCCACGCCGTCTTTGTGATGCGCACGTCCCATTGGCCGGCGGTGAGGCCATAGACGCTCACGGTGTCAAAGAACGCGGAGAAAGTGCAGTTCTCAACAACGCGGTAACCCTGCCACCAATTGGTGACGAGCGCCTGGTTGAGGTTGGGGTCGCACGGCTGCCACTCACCCTTGAACGTGGCGGAGGTGTTCGAAGTGGAGCCGTCAACGTTGATGGTGCTCACCGTTTCCGTGTTGCTCCACAGGTCCCCGGGCGTGTGCGTGCCGTTGTCACTGGCGTAGACGATGCCTGATCCGGCAAAGCGATCCGTGGGCACCACAACCCACGCGGGCCAGGTCTGCATACCGTTGCTGTGCGTGGTGGCAACCGTCTGTGTGTTGTTGGGGAAGAGCGGAGATGTCCACTGATTCTGGTTGTGCGGCGACACCTCGATTTTGTAAATCACCTTGAGCGGAACATCGTTGCCGTCGCCGGTGATGCGGTAGAGGCCCGAGGGGAACTTGACGGTGATGTCGAGGCCCTGTACGTTGGTGCCCGTGCCCTGCACCACGATAGGCCCGTTCGAGATGAGCATCTCTATCTCTTGCGGGTAGCCGTTGGTTGTACGGTCAAAGCCATCGATAGGCGCTTGATTGTTGGTGCCCAGGCGCACCTGATACGAGGCGTTGCTAAAAACGGAAATCGGCTGTTGGTTGATGAGCACGTTGGTGATGCTTTTGGCCTGGCCCCAGCCGTAGCAGACAAGGCAGTTGATATAAGCGTCTTTGCCGTCGAAGTTGACGTACGACGAAATGACGTTGCCGCACCATCCCATGGTGCCGTACGCCTTGGGAACGGGCACACCGGGCTGTGCGAGGCCCTTGGGGCCGGTGGGATCGTAGGTTGAAGACCACGAGGGGGAGCTGGGCTGGCCCGGTTGGAATGCCCAGGAGATGAGCATACTGCCGGCCATCATCGCGGCCGCGCCGATCCAACCGGCGGCGGTGGCCGATATGCCCATTTCCGCCGCAAAGCCGGCAAAGCCGACGCCAACGCCGGTGAAGCACGCGACGAGCGTCAGTAGCGCCACCATGGAAATCATTTCCCACACCCGGCCGCCGGCGGCGCGTGGAAAGAGGACTAACTCGTCTCCCGGCTCAACTGCCGTTGACCACAACTCCGCGTCCGGAATGAGTGAGCCGTTGCGGCTGCACTTGTAATCGTCCAGATGAATTTCGGCACGGGTGACAAGAGCAGCCGCGCTCTCATTGTCGAGCGGAGCTATCTCGATCACGCGGCGCTCTTCCACGTGGAAGGGATTCTGGTTTTCAATGATGCGAACGGGACGGAGGCTCAGCGTGTTTGGTAGATCAGGCAACACGTACGGCGCGGGAGCGGCCTCGGCGATAGAGACAATCGAAGTGTTTAGAGCGGGGATAAGACCTGTTTCCATCGATAGAAGCCCTCTATTCGAGCTTTCCACGGAAACGAGTTATACCGCTCTTTTGCCACCCCCGCGCCCTCACGCGAGTGCAGCATATATCCATCACCGCACACCACGCCGATGTGCCAGCGCGGATTGAGAGAGCGAATCAGGATCGCATCTCCCGGTTGAGGATCGGTGACTAACTCCCAATCTGCAACCGCAAGCGCCACGGCGTCTACTTCGCTGGCGTACGCGGGCACCGGGAAGCCGAGACGGCGCTCAATCTCAAGAAAGAACCCGACGCAATCATAGGCATCCGGCCCGCGTGCATCTTCACGCCACGGCTTGGGTAGCAAGTCCGCCCACAGCGAGTAAGGAATCGTTCTCATCAGTTTTGCGCCGCCAGCACTGTGCCGTTGGTTCCGATGCCGGGGAACGCTCCGAAGCGGCCGGCGTTGTTATGCACCTGGCAGCCGTTCGCACCGTTGTACGTTCCATCACAGTTGGTGAGCGCCCCGGTGTATCCACACCAGATGCTCTTGTAGTGCGAGACGTACATGCAGAAATTGGCGCGGTAAAGGAACTTGGGAAAAAGTTGGCGCAATGGCGAGGGAGCGGAGAGAGAGAACGTGACCAGTTCCGCCGTGCAAACGGACTTCATCACGGTTGTGGAGACGGCCAGATCAGGCTCACCGGCCGGGTGCGCCGTGTTGTAGACGTACACGTTGGCAACGGCCCCGGCGATGCCGCCGTACTGTTCAATGACGCCTTGCAGGATGCGCATGGTGTTGGACGCCTTGAGGGTCATGGTGGGAAGTTGACCTTTTCCAGGCTGCTCAGCGGTGAATTCAAAGTTGAAGGGCTGATAGGTCTGTACGCCGTTGCCGTCTCCGGCGTCGAACTGGATCGGGTCAATGTTGCGCGCAAAGCGCATGTGTTGCCCGTTCCAAATGATGTCGAGCAGCAAGAGCCACGCATCTCCGGAGGCCAGCACGAACTTATCGCGCTGAGCGGCAAGAGAGAGCACGGCCATGGGAGAGACGGCGGTAGGCATTAAACCTCCTGGAGTTCCAACTTGCAGCCGTAGACTTTTACGCCGTTGCCCCAGCCGATGTCGGCAACCTCCGGAAGCGAAGAAAACCGCACCAGGCAGCCCAGCGGCTGTGAGCCAACCATGCGGCCGTAAGGCGTGAGCGGAGTTTGCAGGGCACAGCCTACGCAATCCCAACCAACCGATGCGGAGCCGTCGAGCGTGATGGTCGCCCCGGTTGAGTTCGTGAGCGTGACAGAGATCGTAACCGAGAAGCTGTTGGCATTGGCGGGCACGGTGAACTGGTAACCGTAGCTCTGCCAGCCACCGCCGATAGTGGCCGCTGTACCCGCCAAAGTGGAAAGCGCATTGCCGTTCGAATCGAAGAAAGCGACGATAACATTCGATCCAAGAACGCCGCCGGCCAGCGTGCCCTGGGAGGCGTTCACCTGGCCGGTGAAGACGTACACCTCGCCGGGAGTGCAGGGTATCGGGGAGTCGGCGTTAAGGCCGCCCGAGACGGTTGTAGCCGCCGTAACGGCCTGCCCTGCCACGGTGGCAAAACTGACAGCCTGGGTTCCGTCCGCGAGAGAGGTGGTTGAAAGATTGATCGACTCCTGAGTTGCAGAGGATGCGATGCTCCACCCCGAAACAAGATCGATGGCGGACAACGCCAGAAACTCAAAGGACCAGTTGGGGAGCAGGTTGGGAAAAAGAAAGCTATTGCCGCCGCGCGCCGCGTAGCTGGATGACATGAAAAACTCATCCAATGCGCGGATGTCTTCCGCTACGAGGTTGCGGACGTTGAACGTCCAGGTGCGGCGGCTGCGGGTACCACGCGGGCGTGTGGAGACATACCCGCTCTCCGCCGGATCGCGGATCGTGTCATCCTCGGTTTTCTTCGAGGTGTCCATCGAAGGTTGGCGCGAAAGTGACGGAAAGATGAGCGGGAATGTCGCCATACCTTCACTGTGCGGCGATTATGGGAAAGGCCGCAAAGTCCGGGGTTCCCATTGGCGGGTCCATGCCAATGGGGCGGAAAGTAGAGGCATGGAACTGAAAATAACGGTAGACGTGAGTGAAGCAATGTCGGGCTTGGCCGATCTGCAAAAGCGCCAGATCCCGTTTGCGATGGCGAAGGCATTAACGGGATGCGCGAAAGCTGGCCAGGCAGCAGTGCAAGAGAGCTTGGACGGGAAGTTTCACCTGCGCAACGACTTCACCCGGCAAGGCATCCGCATCAAGCCGGCGGAGAAAAATGGAGCGGTGATCGAGGCGGACGTTCACACCGACACCGCGAACCGCTCCACGGGCGCGCCGGATTACCTGTTGCCGCAAGAGGACGGCGGAGAGAAAGTTCCGCATGGCGGACGCGAATACCTGGCTGTGCCTACTCGCTACTTGCGTCAGATGTGCCCAGGTGTCATTCCCCAGGAGTTGAGGCCCCGTAGTCTATTGGGCGCTGTCGGAGGCCGCTACACGGCCATCACGCGGAAAAAAGGCCAGATCGCACTGCGCAACCAAAAACAGGTGCGCGGGTTCGTGTTCTTCCTCCAGGACATCGCAGATGGGCACAAGGCCATCATGGGCCGGTACTGGACGGATCGGGACGCCTACCCGTTTTACCTGCTCATTCCGGAGGCTTACATCAAGCCAAAGCTCGAGATGCAACAGGACGTGGAACGGGCGGCGCGGGCGGCATTCCCAGAGTTGTGGGCGGAGACGTGGCGTTCCATTATGGCACGAGGTCTGCGCATTCAAAGCTGAAAACGTGGATTTGAATGTATACTTTCTGGCATGTCCGCAAACCCAGCCAGGATGACCGTAGCAATTACCGGGACTCTCGGAGAACCACGCGCCGTGATCGCCTCAAAAATCAACGATACCACCAACGCCCGGTTTGTTGAGCGCGTTGCTTTTGATACGGATTTCCTAGTTGCCGCCCGGCATGACACAGGGAAGGCAAAGGCGGCGGCAATCAATGGTGCCCTGATTATCTCTGAAGCCCAACTTGATGAGTACCTTGGTGCGGGGGAATTTCCCTGGCATGAGCGCAAAAGCAGCGCGAGTCACGGCCCTGGATTCCATGCCTCAGATATTGCATGGAAAGAGCGATTCCCGGAACCGATTCGATGCCACTTGCAGTACGCCGATCAGCAGGGCGATTTTATGGAGATGGAGGTCACTGTGATTTTTCCGTTGGGTATCCATCCAAACGGGCATGAGTACGTTGGAGCCTATAGCGACGGCGGATTCAAGACATTCCGCAAAGATAGGGTGATTCGGCTTGAACGTATGACGGGGTGAGTGTAGACTGGTGTCGCATTCACGGGGAGAAAGTATGGGTTGTCTTCTTAAAGGTATCGGGGTCGTTGTGGTTCTCCTATTAGCCTTCGCCTTGATTGGTAAGGTGGTTAGCGAATCCTCGGGTCATCCGTCCGCACAGATCAACAGAGACACAGGTTCGTCATCCTGCACCGCAGCCGATTTCACACTGTCGAAGGTCAAGGCGGCCACCGAATACGATGAAGCGAAGCTCACCGGCATCGTGACCAGCCATTGCGCATCCGCCGTTGGTGTGCAACTCAAATGGACTGCGTTTAATACAGACGGCACCGTTGCATTCTCTTCGGATTTCTGGCCAGCGAGCACAACCAATATTCCGCCGAATACAGACTATGCGTTTGAAATGATGGATTCTGCGCCGCGCGGCAAATGGACATACCGCGTAGAGCCTATCAAAGTGAACATATGGTGAGGCAACACAGTAAATAGGCGGGGAGATCAATCCGAAGCCACTCCCCGCCGACCCATCCGTTAAAGTCTAACATCATATCGAGCCTTTAATCCCTTGGATCATGGGGCCGTTCGAATTCAGGTCCTTCAGCATCACCTGAATTACCATCCCTTCCAACCCGCCGCCGGACTGCTGCGTCGAATCGACTTGTTGGGGCGTTCCAGTGTTGTTCAGAATCACCTGGATCGTGCCCCCTCCGGC